GAAGATTTTGCTTGAAGCTAAAGGTAGGTTCTGGGACTACGCTGAGTTCAGTAAGTACATATGGATCAGTAAGACATTGCCTGAAGATACTGAGTTAGTATTTCTTTTTGCTAATCCCAGTGCGCCAATGCCTCAAGCCAAACGTAGAAAGGATGGCACTAAAAGAAGCCACGGAGAGTGGGCAAGTGCTAACGACTTCAGATGGTTTAGCGAAGATAGTATTCCTGATAACTGGATCAACCCGAAGAAGAGGGAGAGTTTTGACTGACATCAGCCGCAAAGACGAGAGGCGCGATAGGTTTTTAAGAAAGAAGAAGTTCAAGAAGATAACAACATCTTCTAAATTAAAAGAAACTAAGCGTAAACAACCACCCATTGACTTATATAACGAGACAGAAAATGAGCCGACTAAATGACGCAACACCCGAAGATTGGAATAGAGTACGTAAAGCACACCCTGCTATTGAAAAAAGATCAATAGATCATCAGCCCTACATTGACATGGCTATGAAAGAAACACATGCATATAAATACGAAGAAGATATACGAACAGCTTTAAAAGACCTTGCAACTAAAAAGCCTACGATTGAAGATGTAGTCAACAAGCCAAAGCATTACAACACTGGTAATATAGAATGCATTGAAGCCATTGAAGAGTCTATGTCTTCGGTAGCTTTCAAGGGCTACCTGAAGGGTAACTGTATGAAATACCTTTGGCGCTATGATTACAAAGGCAAGCAGGTAGAAGACTTACAAAAAGCTATGTGGTATCTAGCATTATTAACAGACAAAGTAACCAAGGAGAACAATTAATGGATCAGTATCAACAGTTTATACACAAGAGCCGCTACGCACGTTGGATACCAGAAGAAATGCGTAGAGAAACATGGCACGAAACAGTTAACAGATATGTAGACTTCTGGAAAGATCGTGGACAGATAGATGAGAAGATAGCCTTAGAGTTGTTTAATGCAATACATAACCTAGAAGTCATGCCCTCTATGCGATGTATGATGACAGCAGGTGTAGCACTGGACAAAGACAACGTAGCAGGATTTAACTGTAGTTACCTACACATTGATTCTCCGCGATCCTTTGACGAGTTGATGTATGTTCTTATGTGTGGTACAGGTGTAGGCTTTAGTGTTGAGCGTAACTTTATCAACAAACTTCCAGAAGTTGCTGAGAGTTTCCACGATACTGACAGCGTTATCATGGTGAGCGACAGCAAGATTGGTTGGGCATCAGCCTTCCGCGAGTTGATTGCTATGCTCTATGCAGGTAAGATTCCTAAGTGGGATGTTAGTCGAGTGCGCGGTGCAGGAGAGAGACTAAAGACCTTTGGTGGTCGAGCATCTGGCCCTGATCCTTTAGTAGACTTGTTTAACTTTTGTATTATAGTGTTCCAGAAAGCATCAGGACGTAAGCTAACCTCCATTGAGTGTCACGACATTGTGTGTAAGATTGCAGACATCGTAGTCGTAGGTGGTGTTAGACGATCAGCACTCATTAGCCTATCTAATCTTTCAGATCAACGTATGGCTAAAGCTAAGTCAGGTGATTGGTGGAGACATGAAGGTCAACGTGCATTGGCTAACAACAGCGTAGCGTACACAGAGAAGCCTGACTTCTCCGCTTTCTTGTCTGAGATGCAGACTATGTATGAGAGTAAAGCAGGTGAGCGTGGTATCTTTAGCCGTGTAGCGGCACAGAAGATTGCGGCTAGGAACGGTAGGCGTGACGCTGATCAAGACTTCGGGACAAATCCCTGTTCGGAGATAATTTTACGATCTAACCAGTTTTGCAACCTTAGTGAGATCGTTGTTCGGTCAAGTGATAACCTTGAAAGTCTTAAAAAGAAATGTCGTATTGCGGCTATCATCGGTACTCTTCAAGCAACACTTACTGACTTCCGTTACTTGCGTAATGTGTGGAAGAAGAACACAGAAGAAGAAGCATTGCTTGGTGTGAGCATGACAGGCATTATGGATCATAGCGTTATTGGAAAATCTACAGATAAGACAGCCGAATGGCTAGAGGAAATAAAAAATGTGGCTATTAAAACTAATGAGGAATGGGCTAAGAAGCTTGGAATTAATCAGTCTACAGCTATTACTGCTGTTAAGCCAAGCGGTACTGTATCTCAGCTTGTTGATAGTGCCTCTGGTATTCACCCTCGTTTTTCTAAGTACTATGTCAGAAGAGTACGCTCAGACAAAAAAGATCCACTTGCAGTCTTTATGGAAGACAAAGGATTCCCAGTAGAGCAGGATGTTATGTCACCCTCTTCGTCTGTCTTTAGCTTCCCTGTTAAAGCGCCTAAAGGTAGCGTGACAGTAAAAGAAGTAGGCGCTATGCAACAGCTAGAACTTTGGAAAGCTTATCAGAATCACTGGTGTGAGCATAAACCAAGCATCACTGTATACTATACTGACAGCGAGTTCTTGCAAGTAGCTCAGTGGATATGGGACAACTTTGATCTCTGTAGTGGTATTAGTTTGTTGCCAGTTAGTGACCATGTTTATCAGCAAGCTCCGTATGAAGACATAGATGCTACTAGATATAAAGAACTTCTAGCGTCCATGCCTAAGGGGGTTGATTGGCAAGACCTTGGAAACTTTGAAATGGAGGATAACACCACAGGTTCTCAAGAGTTAGCGTGTGTGGGTGGAGCGTGTGAAATTGTCTAACAAAAGAGAAGCCAACATCTTAGGCTTTAGAATACTGGTGAATGATCGGGGGCATGTCGTTACAGAAATGAGCGGCATCCCCGAAAAGGATCTTCATCTAGCGTTCAAGGATGATGAATTGTTAATGATAAGAAACATTGTACAACTTACGAAACCAAAACTAGAGGCGCTTCATCAATTTTTAGAAAACGAACTTAGCGCCCTGAACCACCAAGTCTAATTACTTTTTAGACTTTGCACCCGAACACTTCCAACGCTTACGTGATAAGTTGTTGGGGGTGTTAGGGTCATTTTGTTTCTTTTTAGATAGTCCTTTCTTTATGCCCATACTTCTAGCACAATAACTATCTCCCTTTGATGTACCTGCTCTAACTCTAGAGCCACCATCCTTTGCTTTCCCTGCTTGACCATAGCTAACCTTCTTTCCACTAGCGGTTATTTTTACTTTGGCTTTGCCCTTTCTTGGAGTTGCCATATCTAGACCCTATACTTTTTAGTTTTGGCCGCAACCTTCTTAGGCTGTGCGCTGTGTTGTTTGCCCTTAGCGGTGTCAGCTTTCTTCTTCTTGGTGGTTGCCGCATACTGTGCAGGTGTCAAAGCCTTTATAGCTTTCTTAGGCAAATACCTTTCACCCGTTTTAGCACTAGGCTTCCCAGACTTTGTAGTCCAATCTTGGTTTGTCCACTTCTTCAAAGACTTCTGAGATTTTTTAAGAGCCATTACTTTTTCGCCTTAACTTTTGCTTTAGCTGACAAGTCCTTTAAATGAAATAACTTTACACTTGTCTTAGTGTGAGACTTATTAGTGTGTAGAGTACCATCAGCCATCTTGTGACTAGAACCTTTATGCTCTGTGCCGTCTTTCTTATAATGTTTAACACCTTTCATTTGTAACCACCTCCTGCTTCTTTGTATTGTTTGGCAAGCATTTGAGCCTTTCGTGCGCTCCACTGTCCTGCTTTGCCACCCTTAGTTCCTCTTTTAATTTTATTAAATAAATTCTTACGCATTGTAGGATTGGTATAATTACCTGCCTCATTAACTGTTGACTTTTTCTTTGCCGCCATTACTTGTCCCTCGCTACTGATTTTGTTTTCTCTACAGTTCTCATTGCACCTAGTCCCAACATGCCCATCAGTACACTTGTAAGAAGTGAACTATCTACAGCAGGGACAGTAAACCAAATGCCTAAGATTGGAGCTAGGATAGTAGAATACATTAAAGCAAATCCGCATATCCAACCAATAGCAGGTCGCCATCCGCTAACAAACAAACTCTTGTGTGCCGCCTCAACCTTGTTTACTTCTAACTGTCCTTTAGAAATCTCTTGGGCGTGACGCTCAGACATCGTAGCAATCTCGTGAGCTAAGGCGTTACGCTGATCCTTATCTTCAATGAACTTGTCAAGCAGTCCGGTCACTGGGCCTATCAGTTTATCTAACATATCTCTATCCTATTTTAAAGGGTTTGACAGGTAATCCATACCTTTCCACAAGTCTTCTATTTCACGGCTAATTGTTTTTAGCTGACCGTCAAGCTTGTTTAAGTTAGCTGTCATTAACTCTGCTTTAGCTACAGTAGCTTTCATAGTCTCAATGTCTTTCTCTAAACTATCTACATTTTCATCAATCAATAATAGCTTTTCTTGTTGTTCCATAATTGTAATTAGGTTAACGCCTAGTGTTGCTAACTTGCCTTGAAGCTGTGAGACATCATTGTCTTTTAGTTCTTGTTTAATAAGCAGTAGGCTTTCTTCTAGCGGAGCAATGCTTGGAATAGACACAGACTCAACAGCCTCTAAACGTCCGTATAGTGAGCTTGCTGTCCATACACCACCACCAAGAGTTGTTGCAAGGCTAAGCAGTATAGCAATGTATACGCCTTTAAAGCTTGTTCCACCTATTGTTAGCTCTGTTTCTGCTAAGCTCATCCTCCTGTCTCCTCACAATTTAACTGAGTCATAAAGCACTCATAACCTAAATAAGTTGGGCCAGTAAGATAAAGCTCACTGGTAGTTCCCGCTGTTAAAATATCTTGATGAGAAACGTAAAGATTAATATTAAAAGAATCTGAACCGTTTACGTACACGCTAGTAGCAGGGTTACCTGATGTCCACGCGATACTTACTGCTTGGTTAGATGCGCTGTAGCTTAAAGTGTTAGATTCAATCGTAGTGTTGTTGTCCATTGCCCCCTGATCTAAGAAAGCTACAGCATCTGGATTAGCGGCAACACCTAAGAAAGCTCCTGCGGCGTTTGCGTGTCCTTCTATAGAATCTAAACTAGAATTATAAATGTCAGCGTCTGCTTGATCTATCGTCAAAGCATCAGTGTTACTTGTAACGTATTCCTGTACTGCGGCTTCTTCATCTGGAGTATCAGCTTCAGCGGCAAGTTCAGCAACTTCTTGTACTGCAAGCATGTCTACTACTACAGTTGTAAAATCATCAATAGCCGCTTCCATTAACTCAAGCTCTGCGGCGGCCTGTTCTTCTAGGTAGTCTTGTGCGCTTCCGTAGGGTAAATATGTAACCATTCCAGAAAGAGCTTGGTTATAAGCATTAACTTGCTCCGTTGTTATATATGCTGTACCTGCTAACTGCCCATCACTTAGGCCAGTACCAGAATAAGCATAGCCCATTGCGGCTCCTGACATTAGGATGCCTGTGTTTATTTGATCTACAATAGCGGCACTGCTTGCTATTAAATCGTCT